CAATTCAGACCCCCGGGGGGTATATATATTTTTGTTTAAACAGTTGCGAACGTTCTTATTTGCGTTTAAACTCATCATATGACCAAACACAGGCAGCTTGTTCTAGATTTCATCAGGGCTTATATCAAGCTCCATGGTGTACCTCCGTCTTATGAAGTGGTTGCCAAAGGTTTGGGTTTAAAGTCAAAGTCAAATGTTCACCGGATAGTTCATCGTTTAAAGCAGGACGGACATCTGACTGTCCGGCCTTATAAGTTTCATTCCATTCGGTTAGTGGACAGATCGGTTAAAGAAATGGCTTCACTATGAGTTTGTTAACCGAACAGGAACTTAAGAGTTACTACCAGTTGGCCGGTACAGCACCGCCCGCAGAGCGGGCTAAGGTACAGAAGTTACTTGAGTTTGACCGGGTTGAGCGCTGCCGGGAGTCTTTCATCTTCTTTGCCAAGCAGATGTGGCCTATCTTCATCTCGGGTAAACATCATTCGATCATGGCAGATGCTTTTGAAAGGGTCGCTCGGGGCGACCTTAAAAGGTTGATTATTAACATGCCGCCCCGGCATACCAAGTCTGAGTTTGCCAGTTATCTTCTTCCTAGTTGGTTCTTAGGTAAATACCCTGAGAAGAAGATCATTCAGACTGCACACACCGCAGAGCTTGCTGTGGGTTTTGGACGGAAGGTTAGGAATCTTGTATCGTCTGAAGACTACCGAAAGGTGTTTAACACGCAGTTATCCAGTGATTCAAAGGCCGCAGGCCGTTGGAACACCAACGTGGGTGGTGATTATTTCGCCATCGGAGTTGGAGGAGCCGTTACAGGTAAGGGTGCTGATCTATTGATCATTGATGATCCTCATTCAGAGCAAGAAGCAAAGCAGGGTAACCCCGCAGTGTTTGACAATGTGTATGAATGGTTTACATCTGGGCCTAGGCAGCGTCTCCAGCCCGGCGGGGCCGTCATTATTGTGATGACGCGCTGGTCTAAGAGGGATTTAACAGGCCAAATACTGAAAAACGCAGGAAAAGAAGGCGTAGATCAGTGGGAAATCATCGATTTTCCGGCAATTATGCCCTCCGGAACGCCCTTATGGCCTTCTTTTTGGTCTAAAGAAGCGCTGGAAGCGCTTAAAGCTGAGTTACCAGTGTCTAAATGGGAGGCTCAGTACCAACAGAACCCTACATCCGAAGAAGGCGCGATCATTAAGAGGGATCAATGGCGCATTTGGGAGAAAGAAACCGCTCCTGAGTGTGAATACATCATTCAGTCTTGGGACACTGCGTTTGAGAAGAACAACCGCGCCGATTATTCAGCTTGTACGACATGGGGTGTGTTCTATCACCTCAACCAACATGGTGATCTAAGGCCAAACATCATCCTGTTGGATGCGTTTAAACAACGCATGGAGTTCCCAGAGCTTAAGAAGGTTGCTTTGGAGCTTTATCAGGAATGGGAGCCGGATACATTGATCGTTGAGAAGAGAGCCGCAGGTGCTCCGCTGATTTATGAGATGCGAAAGATGGGAATCCCGTTGTCTGAGTTTACACCGGGTAAAGGAAACGATAAGATCTCGCGTGTAAACGCAATCTCCGATCTGTTTGCTTCAGGTGTGGTCTGGTGTCCGGAAACTCGGTGGGCTGAAGAAGTGATGGATGAGTTGGCTTCTTTCCCTAACGGGGATCATGACGACCTTGTGGATTCCTCAAGTCAAGCTTTGATGAGATTTCGTCAGGGCGGGTTTATCACCATCGAATCCGATGAGCCAGATGAACCCGTATATCGCAGACGCATGGAATATTACTAAGGACTCAAATGAGTTACGACCCGCTGTTTAAACTGCCAACAGGAACAGATGACATTGAGTCTGTTTTTAAAACGGCCCGTGGGTCTACTTACGCCCATCATGGTAATAGCACAACTACGGGGTACAGAGAGCCTTCTAATCAAAAAGGCACTGGGTCAAAAATTCAAAGTCGTTCTGGTAAAACCATTTACATGGATCCCAAATCTGTAAACAGTATGGCGGGGCTGTATCAAAACGCAGAACTTGCTACAAAGTTTGTTCCTGTAATGAAAGATGGCAAACCAACCGGCCAAGTGGCGTTGCAGTTGATGGAAGACTACGGCCCGAAGAAAGCAGGAACAGTTTTAGCCTCTGCGTCGTATGCAACAAAACCCGCAGTAGGTATGAGGCCAGTTGAAATTTTTGGCAGCGAAAGTCCTATGGGATCTAGCGGTGGCAACATTCACTTTGGTAATGCTATTACTGAGGTGCATCCTAAGCCAGCCAGATTGGGTGGCAAATTAGGTGTGGCTGCCGCCTTAGCTTCTGGAACTGGAGCGGCAAGTGCGGGTGAATTAAGACAAGCCGCCGGTGATGTTGTTGAAAGTTTTTTACCCCTTGGCTTAACACCTTCTACTTTAAATACAGGTGACACCGAAGAATTAACTAAACGTAGAAAAATGCCGCCAACAATTGATAAAGCCCGTGGCGGCGCAATCAAAATGCCTGCCGAATATTCTCGTGGCAGTTGGAAACTTATTTAAGGAACACTATGAGTATCGATAAATCAATGAATCCGGCCCCATCAGGTCTTCAAGAGTTACTGGACGACATCGGCGTTGAGGTTGAACTAGACGATCCTATCGTTGAAATTGAAGGCAGCATCGAGATTACCCTAGAGCCGGAATTTGACAGTGAGTTTGATGACAACCTCGCAGAAATTTTAGAAGACAAAGTTCTAAACAAGATTGCTTCAGATCTGATTGAACTTGTTGAGGCGGATATATCCTCCCGTAAAGACTGGGCAGAAAGCTTTGTCAAAGGTCTGGAAGTTCTAGGTTTAAACTATGAAGAACGCACGGAACCTTGGAGCGGAGCCTGCGGGGTTTTCTCCACTGTCCTCACTGAAGCTGCCATTAGGTTTCAGTCTGAGTCCATCATGGAGACATTCCCAGCCGCCGGGCCGGTCAAGACTGAGATCATTGGAGCAATTGATCGTGTGAAGGAAGAAGCTGCCGAACGTGTACAGGCAGACATGAACTTCAAACTCACCGAAGAAATGCCAGAGTACCGACCTGAGCATGAACGCATGTTGTACTCCTTGGGTCTGGCAGGCTCTGCGTTTAAAAAGGTCTACTACGATCCAGCAATGGAGCGTCAGGTCGCAGTGTTTATTCCTGCCGAGGACATGATCATTCCCTACGGTGCTTCTAATCTGCAACACGCAGAACGTGTCACGCATGTAATGCGTAAAACCAAGAATGAAATGCGCCGCCTTCAGGTCAGTGGGTTCTACAAAGACGAGGATCTTGGTGAGCCGGTTCAGTACCTGACAGACATTGAAAAAAAGAAAGCTGATCAACAAGGTTACAAAGCAACGGACGACGACCGTTATCAACTGCTTGAGATCCATGTGTACTACGACCTCGAAGGTTTTGAGGACGAAGACGAAGACGGTGAGCAAACAGGCATTGGCCTGCCTTATGTCATCACCATCGACAGAGGAACGAACAAGGTTCTTGCCATACGCAGGAACTACTTAGAAGACGATGCTAAAAGGACGAAACGTCAACATTTCGTGGACTACTGCTACATCCCGGGATTTGGCTTTTATGGCATGGGACTGATTCATATCATTGGTGGTTATGCCCGTGCGGGCACATCTTTGATTCGTCAACTGGTAGACGCAGGAACGTTAGCCAACCTGCCCGGCGGATTGAAGACCCGGGGTGCAAGGATCAAAGGGGACGACACACCCATCCAGCCCGGTGAGTTCAGAGACATTGATGTCCCAAGCGGAGTCATTAAGGACAACATCACATTCCTTCCCTACAAAGAACCAAGCGCAACTTTGTTGACTTTGTTGGACAGGATTACAGAAGAAGGCCGTCGTTTAGGTTCTATTTCAGACATGAAGATCTCGGATATGAGCGCTAACGCGCCGGTCGGCACGACCTTAGCTCTTTTGGAACGCACCCTAAAGACCATGGGAGCCGTCCAAGCCCGTGTTCATTACTCCATGAAACAGGAGTTTAAACTCCTCAAAGGGATCATTCGGGACTACACACCGACCGAGTATGAGTACGAACCCCAAGGAAGCGACCGTCAGGTCAAGCAGGCCGACTATGACTTGGTTGAAGTTATTCCTGTCTCTGACCCTAACAGTTCAACAATGGCCCAAAGGATCATGCAGTATCAGGCTGTGATTCAACTGGCCTCCGGTGCGCCTCAGATCTATGACCTACCCTTACTGCATCGTCAGATGATTGAGGTGCTGGGTGTCAAAAACGCAGATAAATTGATCCCCGGCGCAGACGACCAATCACCCAAAGATCCAATCAGCGAGAACATGGCTTTTCTCAATGGAAAACCAACCAAAGCATTCATCTATCAGGATCAAGAAGCCCACATTGGCGCACACACTGCGTTCATGCAGGATCCAATGATCGCAGCCCAGATAGGTCAAAACCCAATGGCTCAAAAGATGCAGGCCGCTGTCATGGCCCACATCGCAGAGCATTTGGCGTTCTTGTACCGTAAGAAGGTCGAAGAACAAATCGGCGTGCCCTTACCAGCACCTGATTCAAAACTACCAGAGGACGTGGAACTCCAGTTGTCCCGTCTGGTCGCACAGGGATCTGCCCAGTTGCTCCAAGCCAATCAGGCCCAAGCGCAACAACAGCAGGCCCAACAACAAGCCCAAGATCCGCTCGTGCAGATCCAGCAGGCTGAACTACAGCTTAAAGGTCAGGCCGAGCAGACCAAAGCACAAAAGAGCGCAGCAGACATTGAGATGGCCAAAGCCAGATTGGAACTTGAGAACAAGCGGATCGACACGCAGGCTCAACTGGACATGGCTCGTATCCAAGCGCAGGAAAAACAAAACAACCAAAAAGTTCAAGTTGATCTGTTTAAACGAGGTAAATGATGAACGACGACAAAATTTTTGAGTATTTGCTATCTGATCTACGTGATAAAGAACGCAATGTTCAAGAAAGTATCGGGGCTGGTGCAGCGCAAGACTATCCAGCGTACCGAGAAATGTGCGGCCAAATTCGAGGTCTGATGTACGCACAGAACTTAATCCACGACCTTGTTCGAAAACTTGAAAGAAATGACGATGACTGAATCCGATGCAGTAGATTTATCAGGCGTTCTGAATAAATCAAACGAGGAAAGGGCGACTCAAGTGCCCGATCCTGCAACCTATCACCTTCTTTGTATGCTTCCGAAAGCTGAAGAAGAAATGGGCGACTCTGGGATTCTTAAATCCGCAACCATGATGCACCACGAAGAGATTCTTTCTCCCGTGCTGTTTGTGGCAAAAATAGGGCCAGATGCGTTTAAAGACACCAAACGTTTCCCGTCTGGGCCATCGTGCAAAATTGGGGACTTTATTATTACAAGACCCAATACAGGGACTCGCATGAAGATTCATGGAACTGAGTGGCGGCTTATCAACGATGACAGCGTTGAAGCCATTGTGCAAGACCCACGCGGCATTCAGCGCCCATACTAAGGAGTCATCATGGCAGATACAGAAAAGATTGAATTTGAGTTTCCGGATGAGGTTGAAGCTAGGCAGTCCCGCGAGGGCAGCAAGGTTGTTGAACCTGACGAGCCGGAAATAGAAATCGTAGACGACACCCCGGAGGAAGATCGCGGCAGGACACCCATGGCCACGCCTCCTGTGGAGCCAACTGACGAAGAACTAGCAGCCTATTCCCAGAAAGACCGCAACAAACTTCGTGAGTTCACCAGAGGTTATCACGACGAACGCAGGGCTAAAGAAGTTGCAATCCGGGAAAAGGAAGAAGCAATACGCATTACTCAAGCAGTTTATCAAGAAAATCAAAAACTCAAGAACAATGTGTTTACCAGTCAAAGTGCCCTGCTAGAGCAGGCTAAACGGGTGGTTGCTCAAGAGGTGGAAGAAGCTAAGGGCAGGTATAAAAAAGCTTATGAGTCAGGCGACTCAGATGCTTTGGTACAGGCTCAGGACGACATCACCAGCGCAAGGATGAAAGCGGAGCGTGTAAACAATTTTAAGCCTGCCCCTTTACAAGAGGAAAAAACTGTTGTACAACCCGCATATCAAGCACCCCGAGTTGATACCAGAGCAGTGGAATGGCAACAATCCAACAAATGGTTTGGTAGCGACAAGGAAATGACCGGATTCGCGCTGGCGGTGCATGAAAAATTAGTTAACGATGAGGGTTTAGATCCTCAGAGTGACGAATATTACAGGCGCATCAACGGTAGAGTGCGCCAAGTGTTCCCAGAGAAGTTTGATTCTGAGGAACCCGCTGATACGCCGCAGCGAAAAAAATCAAACGTTGTTGCTTCTGCGACAAGAAGCGTGGCCCCTAAAAAGATCACCTTGAAACCATCAGAAGTAGCTATTGCCAAGAGGCTTGGCGTTTCTCTGGAACGCTATGCTCGTGAGCTTTCGGTATTGAAAAGGAAAGAAAATGACTGAACAGATTCGTGAAAAAAGAACGACTGAGACTCGTGAAAACTTAGAACGTCCTAAGAAGTGGTCGCCTGCAACCCTGTTGCCTGATCCCGAGCCAGAACCCGGTTACACATTCCACTGGGTTCGTTTGTCCACCTTAAATAACCCTGATCCGTCAAATATCTCCGCTAAATTACGAGAGCACTGGGAGCCAGTTAAAGCTTTAGACCAACCCAAGCTTCGTTTGATGAGCAACCCTAACGGGCGCTTTCCAGACGGAATTGAAATAGGTGGTTTACTGCTTTGCAAAACTCCAATTGAAATTGTGCAACAGCGAAATGAGTATTATCAAAAAATTGCTAATTCTCAGATGGATTCCGTAGACAACGCTTTCATGCGCCAAAACAACGCCAAAATGCCTTTGTTCAGAGAACTAAGCACTAGGACGACAATTGGCAAAAATCAATAAATTTAGGAGCTTAATATGGCTTATCCAACGGTAGATGCCCCTTACGGGCTAAAACCTGTAAACCTAATAGGTGGACAGGTATTTGCGGGCGCAACCCGCAACATGGAAATTGCAAGTGGTTATGCCACTAACATTTTCTATGGTGACTTGGTAAAACGTATTACATCAGGAACAATCGAGTTAGACGCTGGCACAACAACTGCCACGCCTTGC